ACATACAATGAATAATCTTGTGAATCATCCGTTCCTATACCAATAGATCCATCATTCATAAAAATAATTTTATTATTTGTAGATTTTCTATTTATAGCTTCCTGTTGATTAAAAACCAAATTAGTATAAGCTTTATTTCTAATTTCTAAATAAAACTCAAATTCAATATTATATGTTAAAGACGAGTTTGTAGTATCAAAATATGTGCTAATATATATATTACTATTAGCAACAATCTGGTGAGTAGCAAAACTGGCTGGATTAGTTGAAGAAGTCATATTTAAATTAGTATTAAAAGTATAACTTTCATTTTGTTTAATTAACTGTTCATCCTCAAATAAATTAGATTCACCATTATATATATTACTAAACTCAAAATTCGTAACATTTAAATCATTTTCATGACTATTACTTAGTGTAATTGAATTTAATTTAAGATTTGCTTCATCAAAATTACCTAAATTTGTCATATCAAATGTAATATTACAATTAAAATTAGATGAAGTTAAGTTAAAATTACATAAATATGTTTTTGTTAAATAATAATCAAGTTCAGGTATATCTTGACTTTCTATAATATATTGATATTCTGGTTCATTAATAGTAGAAACTGTATATTTTAAAGATTTATTATTTTTTGAAATACCATTAGGATTATAAGGTAATATACCGGAAATTAATTCTACATTACTGTATAACTCAGTATTTTGTGTATTATCAAGAGGATTAAAACCTAATGCAATATTACTACTAGAATCAGGATCATAAATAAAGAACCAATCTATAGTATTCCAACCTTTACTTAAATTACTATAACCATCTTCTCTAATATCATAACCTTTATCCTGATAATTAATAAAATAATGATGTAGTGCTAAATTAATATTGTAAAAATCAGGAGTAATAGGAAAATCTTGATCTTTTTTTAATAAAATATTTAAAGTATAACGTAATAATAATTTATCAGTTTGATGTGTAATAATATAATCTTGATATGTGTCTGCTTGATATTTACGATCTACTTTATTTACAGCATTTAATAATTTATAATCAACAAATTTAAGATTACTTAAAACATCAATTTCATTACTATCTCCTAATAAATGTATATAATCTACATATTCTAAAGAATTGCTATTATCAAACAACAAATTACTATTTAAAACAGTATCATCAATATTAGAATATATTTCAAGTTTTAAACGCCAATCATTATACCCTGTATATTTAATTTTACCTTTTTCATCTTTAGTAGCAACACCAAGTGTTAAATCATCAATATCACCTAGAATTTGTTCAATCCTAGATATATTACGATCAATTAAAGTTCTATTATTTTCAATTGAGTTATCACCAGTCATTTATATTATTTTTATAAAATAAATGTTGTCAGAAATGCTTTATGATACATTAAGTAATTTAGATATAATTGGATTTTTTATGAGTTTTTTTATATTTATAATAATGCTACATATACTGAATGATTTTTATATGAATTATAAAGATGCTTTTGCTAATATATTACTACCAATAAATACGATCTTTAATTTCTTAATGGCACCGTTGTTTTATGCATTTGATTTTACAAAGCATTTTGTTAGGAGTTAATAAAAATATATAGGTATATAAAAAATATATTATATAATAATAATAATAATGCACTACTATAATGATATGTTAGATGAAGATTCTCCTATACTAGAACAAAATGAAAAAATTAAACTACCATTAAAAAAACATCAATTAGCAGGTATTTATAAAGCTTGTAGGATGGAACAAGATGAAAAAATATATCATAATGATGAAACAAATGAAAATAGTTATTATGAAATAACAACTAATATTGGTATTATTGGTGAAAAAGTAGGTTATGGTAAGACAATTACAGCATTATCTATTGTAGCACATTCACCAGTTAATACAATAAAAATAAATAATTCGTCATTAAAAAGTTATAATACACAAGTTAAAATAAAACAAGGTGATACTATTAAAAATTCTGTAATAGTATCAAATATTGAAAAATATGATACAGATATTATTAGATTAAAATATATTAATACAACTTTAGTAATAGTTCCACGAGGACCAGTATATACACAATGGGTAAAAAGTATTCAAAATGATACTAAATTAACAGTTTTATTGTTAGATGATATTCGTATAATTAAAAAAATAGAAAAACCGAATGATAATAATATCGCAAGAATTAAAAAATATTTTGAAAGATTTGATCTTATTTTAATTAAAAATACAACATTACGTAAATTTATGAATTATATGGAACACGATAGTTATTTTATAAAATATTGGGCAAGAGTAATTGTAGATGAAGCTCACGATATTCTAATGTCAATTGGTAATATTTCTTTTTTATACAAGTGGTTAATAAGTGCAACTTATACTAATTTATTAAATATACGTTATTGTGTTAATGCAAATGTATATTTAATTCGTGAATTAATTAAAAACGAATTAAATCATATATTAATAAAATCACAAGATTCGTTTATTAAAAAAAGTTTTGATCTACCACCCATAATTGAAAAAAATTACAAATGTAAAATGTTAAATCGTTTAAGTATCATTAGACCTTATTTATCAAGATCACAGATAGAAAGATTAAATGCTTCAGATCTATTAGGAATTATGCGTGAAATTGGTGGTAATGTAGCAACTGAAAATGGTATTATCGAATGTTTTACAAATAAATTGAATAAAGACCTACATAATAAAAAATGTGAAAAAGATATGATAGCTATGATGGCATTAACAGAACAAGAAAAAGAACAAAGAACTGAATCAATTAATAAATGTATAATTAATCTTGAAAATAAAATTAAAGATTTAACACTGCGAATTAGTAATATTGAAGATAAAAGTTGTGCTATTTGTTTAGATAATCTAACAAATCCTCTAATATTGAATTGCACGCATTCATATTGTGCTACTTGTATAATGATGTGGATACGAACAAATAAAAAGTGTCCTGAATGTAGAAATGAAATTAATATATCTGATACTACTTTTATTACTAATACTATCGTAAATAATACAGAACCAAAAACTAAAATTAAAAGTAAAGAAAATACTTTAATAGATATTATAAATACTAAAACTGATGGTAAGTTTTTAATTTTTAGTAAAATTGAAAATGGTTTTTCAAGTATTATTAATAATTTAACTAATCACGATATATCATTTACAGAAATTAAAGGAACAACTGGTTGTATGAATAATATTTTAGAAAAATTTCGTAATGGTGAAATTAAAGTTATTTTACTTAATACCAATTATGCAGGTTCTGGAATTGATATTAGTTTTGCTACAGATGTTATTATATATCATTCGATGAATAATGAAAGAACTCAAGCAATTGGAAGGGCACATCGGGTTGGAAGAACTAAACCATTATATGTTCATACATTGTTGTATGAAGAAGAATATAATGATGAAAATATTAGCATTTAGCTATACGAACAATAGCTTCACACATTAATGTAATTAATAATGCAAATAATACTAATATAAGTAATTCGTATATACGATCAAATAGCTTATCAGTTTTATCACTCTTAACACTCTTATCACTTTCATTATTCTTATCACTTTCATTATTCTTATCACCTTTAACACTCTTAACACTCTTATCACTCTTAACACTCTTAACGCTCTTATCAATCCTATTACTAATATTATTGAATTCTTTATATTCATCGTCATCTAAATATGCGTCTAATTCATCATCAATATTACTTTCAACCTTTGTATCAATAGAATTCATATCATTTAAAGCTTGTTCGTATTGTTTTTTTGCTTTTTCCTCAATAGGAAATACATAAGGTGGTGCTTGTAAAGGATCACATTGATTATTGCTAGTAATTCTAGTATGATCGTTGCTTACTACCATACTAGAATCAAACTTATCATAAGGATCGACTTCTGGAGAAAGTTCAACCTCTTTAGATTTTTTCTTTTTAGGTTTTTTAAAACTGGGAATATTATATGCTTCTTCTAAAGTTGCATACAGCATATTATCTTTTGTAATATAGTAATATAAAATGGATACGATATGGAAAACAATTATTTTAATCATATTAATACTATATGTTGTTATAATAGCACTAAATCCGTCTATAAAAAATCCATACTTTATGATAATTGTGTATGAAAACCCTTTATTATTGCTATTTATAGTATTATTTGCTTATTATATTTCACAATGGGATGTAAAAATAGGTTTATTAATATTAATATGTGCTATAGCAATATATTTGGATATAATATTAATAAAAAAAGGAATAACAAATAAAGAACAACCTAAAGATGATAGAGCCTTTATCACTTATGTCAATAGCATTAATTCATATTGGAAGTAAATATTTATCATTAGAATTAACTGAACAACAAAAAGAAATGTTAAAACATCCTTTATCTCAAATAATTATATTAACCGCAATAATATATGCATCAACGAAGGATATATATAAAACAATATTATTAGTTTTAACAATATATATATTTATTTATGTAATTTTTAATGAAAATCACGAAATGTCAATAATATTACCGAACAATGAAATTAAAAAACATTATATTAATTCTTTTTACTCAGAAAAAAATAGTTTATTAGACATCCTAAAGTAAAACTAATAATACTTAAAATAATTGAATAAATAGTTTGTTCCACATCAATCTCTAAGAAATTACAATTTTGAACAAAATTAATACATAATTCAACAATAATAGTTTTAAGAATCATTAAAAAGTAATCAGTAAAACCAAATATAATACCTAATGTTCCATATGTTATAATATGAAAACCTAAATATTGTAAATAATTTTTATCTGTTTTATATAAAAACTTATCAAAAAAGTTGATATATAATCTACATTTCATATACACAAATAACAAAGAAAATACAATTGCAAAAACTATATATAAATAATAGATCTTAATTAAATTATCTTTATCAAAATATTTTTCAAAAATAATCATTTTATTACTATTGATTATAAAAATAATTGCACTTAAAAATGATATTAATATTATATAAATATAAATAGCTATGCCATTATATTCATCTTTAGGCTATAATATAGATCAAGATATTGATATTGAAACTATAAAAGGAATACAATTTTCGTTATTGAGTCCTGATGAAATTATTAAAAGATCAGTATGTGAGGTTACTAAAACTGATACATATGCAGGTAATGAACCTGTTGTAAATGGTTTATTTGATATTCGTATGGGAGCATTGGAACTTAATCGTTTGTGTGGAACTTGTGGATTAAAAGCTAGTCTTTGTCCTAACCATATGGGTCATATTATTCTTGAAACACCTCTATATCATATTATGTTTTACGATATAACACGTAAATTATTAAAATGTATGTGTTTTCATTGTAGTAAATTGATAGTATCAGAGAATACAACTAATCCAGTATTTAAAGAAGAAATTATTCGTATTAAAGGTATTAAAAATAATCATAAAAGATTTGAAGCATATATTAAGTTTATTACAACCATTCAAAGTAAATATAAAACAGGTGGAAAATGTGGTTTTGATGGTTCTACAGGATGTGAAAATTACTTACATTTCAATGTTAAAAAAACACCTTTTAAATTACATTTGGAATATATGGTAAATAAAGAGAAAAAAGAAACAGAAGTTACAGCAGAACAAGTTTTAAAAGTATTTAAACGTCTTAGTGATAAAGATATTGAACTTCTTGGTTTTAATCCTATTTGGTCTAGACCCGAATGGTTATTATGCACAGTATTACCAGTTCCTCCTCCTGCTGTAAGACCTAGTATTATTGAAGAAAATGGACAACGACGTGAGGATGATCTTACACATAAGCTTTGTGATATTGTAAAGTTCAATCAATTCTATAAAGAGAAGAAAGAACGTAATCAAAATGTAGATATTCTAAAAAATTCTGCTTTAATTCTACAATATCACGTATTTACTTTGCTTAATAATTCAATTCCAGGTATTACAGCATCTTTACAAAGAAATGGACGTAAGATGAAGAGTGTATCAGATCGTATGAAAAAGAAAGATGGTCGTATTCGTGGTAATTTAAATGCTAAACGTGTTGATCAATCTGCAAGATCTGTAATTACTCCGGATCCTTATATTTCTATAGATCAACTTGGAATACCAATTAAAGTAGCAATGAATCTAACATTTCCTGAAATAGTAAATACTAATAATATTAGCAAAGTTAGAGAAATGATATTGAATGGTCCTGATAAATGGCCTGGTGCAAAATATATTCATAAAAGTGGTAAAAATGGTATTATTATCAATATTAAATATTGTAATCTTGGTGAAATAGCAGAAAGCTTACAATATGGAGATGTAGTTTATCGTCATATTCAAGATGATGATTATGTATTGTTTAATAGGCAACCATCTTTACATAAGATGTCAATGATGTGTCATCGTGCTAAAGTAATGCCTTATAAAACATTTCGTTTAAATGTTTTGGATACACCGCCATATAATGCAGATTTTGATGGGGATGAGATGAATATGCATTTACCGCAAACGGTGCAAACAATGAATGAATTAAAAGATTTAGCATATATTCCGTATATGATAGTAAGTCAAAAAGATGGTGTTCCTATTATAGGTATGGTTCAAGATGTTTTATTAGGATCATATCGTATTAGTGATGATAAAGTAAGACTTGATGCTAAAGCCGTATCAAACTTACAGATGGTTAATTCAATGTTTGATGGTAATCTACCTTCTAATACTAAAATTTATACTGGCAAAGAAATATATTCAATGATATTACCGCCAAATATGAATACTAAGGTTAAAAAATTTGAAGTTATTAATAGTGTAATAAAAGCTGGTAAGCTAGATAAACATTCATTTAAATCATTATCTAGTGGATTAATACCTCTAATTTATCACGATTATGGTCCTACAGCTTGTAGAAACTTTTTGGATAATACACAACGTTTGATTTGTCGTTGGTTAATGCTAGATGGTTTTAGTGTAGGATTAAGTGATCTAATGATGGAAGAAGAACATAAAATAAATGTTAAAGAGGTTATAAAAAAGAATAAAGATGAAGCAATTGAAGTATTAGATAAATTTCGTTGTGGTGAATTAAAGAATGATACGATATATGACAATGAATCTTTTATTGAAAACAAACTTATTAATATTGTTAATAAGTTGAATAAAGATGTTGAAAATATTTGTATGAAAACTTTAAATGATGATACAAATCGTATGATTAATATGGTAAATTCCGGTAGTAAAGGAAAAACTAGTAATGTTACCCAAATTATGGGTTGTGTAGCACAAATTAAAGTGGAAGGAAAACGTATTCCTTATGGATTTACTGGTAGAACTTTACCACATTATTGTAAATATGATGATGGTCCTGAAGCACGTGGATTTGTAGAAAACGGATTTATTGAAGGACTCACACCTCAAGAAGTATTCTTTCATGCAATGGGTGGTCGTGAAGGATTAATTGATACTGCTGTTAAAAGTGTAACAGGAGATACACCTATTATAATAATAGAAAATGGTGAAACAAAGTATATTAATATTGGTGAATGGATTGATAGTAAAATTGATAATCCAGATAATAAGACTTTAGTAGAGCAATTTGGACCGGAAGATGCTAATATGGAAATGCTTGGATTATTTGAAACTGAAGCGTATATACCATCCTGTTATAAAGATGGTAAAATAATTTGGGGTAAAATGACTAACGTAAGTCGTCACGATTCCGGTGACATATTATATGAAATCATTACTAAAAGTGGTCGTAATATTAAAGTAACAAAAAGTAAATCACTCGTTATATGGGATTCAGATAACAAGTTATTTGTAGAAACGGAAACCCCAAATGTAAAAATTGGAGATGCTATTCCTGCATCTGAAATATTACCAGAACCACCTGCTGTAATTAAACCTTATATTGATATGACCAAATATTTTTTCAAAAATGAATATATCTTTAGTAAAGATTTGTTTAAAGCAAAAGATATGATTGGTAATACTAGATCTTTACCTGGTGATTGGTATGAGAAAAATAATGGAACTGAGTTTACTTTACCTTATCCAAACCAAAAAGCTTTACGTAGAGCATTAAATGAGGGTAAAACACGTATTGAAATGATGAAACCAAATTCAATATATTCTTATAGTAGCACAAAAATAACTACTCATTTTCCAGATATGTTTAATTTAGATTTTGAAAATGGTGTATTTATTGGTTTGTTTTTAGCAGATGGAAATGCACGAGTTAAACAAGGTGATATATGTATTACAAAAAATGAAGAAGGTGTAGTAGAATTTACTAAATATTGGTTTTCAAAATTTGGTATTAATTATCGTATTGATGATAGAACTGAAAACAGAGCTTATCCAACATATAGTGTTGTAGGATATTCAACTATTTTAGCAAAATTCTTAGAAATAATATTAGGGCATACAGCAGAAAATAAATATGTTCCAGACTTTGCTATTACTGCACCTATTGAATTTGTAAAAGGTATCATATCTGGATATTTTTCTGGAGATGGTAATATTGATACAAATACAAAAACTATTCAAGCGCGTTCTATTTCTGAAAAACTCATTATTACAATGAGCAATCTTTGCGCAAGAGTTGGAATATTTGCTAAAATAAGTAAAACAGAACCTACTATTAAAAATCGTGGTAAAGATTCAAAATCTTTTCATACTACTAAACCATCATATATTATGTATATTCGTGCAAAATGGGCAGTTAAATTTAAACAAGAAATATTATTAGTAAATAATGATAAACAAGCCAAACTTAATAAACTTGATATTACAAAACTAGAACATTCCAACTTTTCTACACATAATGAGGTTGTGTTAGATGAAATTGTAGATATTAAAATTATTCCACAGGATATTGTAGCAAGTGTTTATCCAAAAGCATATGATGTTACAGTTCCTGAAACTGGTATGTTTTCAACGGGACACTTGATACACTGTATGAATACCAGTGATACGGGTTATATTGAGAGGCGTCTAGTAAAATCAATGGAAGATACAAAAATTTATTATGACTTTACAGTTAGAAATGCTACAGGAGTAATTGTTCAATTCTTATATGGCGAAGATGGTTTTGATGGTTCTAAAGTAGAAACACAAGAATTACCTGTTATTAAGATGAATACAATGGAGATGGTAGATAATTATTTATTACGTAACGAAGATGAATTATCTATATATATGTTAAAATCAATTACAGATAAAATTACAAAAACTACATATATTAAATTAAATAACTTATTTGAAGAAATAGTTAATGATAAAAATACAATTATTACTGAAGTATTTGATGGATTTATAAAAACTGATATATTATACCCTATACCTTTTAAGAGGATCTTAATTGATGCTAAAACTAAACTTGAAAATGCTAAAGTTAAAAGACGTAAAACTGATTTAGATCCTGAATATGTTGTAGATAAAATTGAATGGATTAAGAAAAATCTAATTCTTGATTCTAAAGCGTGCTTGTCTTTTAGATTATTAGTAAATACTTATTTAAATCCCAAACAAATGATAGTTCATTATGGATTTATGAAATCTATATTTGATTATATTGTTGAGAAAATTATTAAGTATTTTAAACAATCTATAGCACATCCTGGTGAAATGGTTGGTATTGTTGCTGCGCAAACAATTGGCGAAATAGGAACTCAAATGACACTTGATTCTTTCCACGTATCAGGAACAGACGCAGCCGTTAATGCTACATCTGGTGTTCCACGATTGAAAGAGTTATTAAGTGTTAGTAAAAACATTAAAACACCTACAATGTTTATTCATCTTAAAGATGATATATCTAAAATTGATATACCACCTAATACTAGAGACGAAGATTATAAAAGATTGCTTGACGAATATAAGAAAAACTCTATTAATGTCAAAAATAATATTGAAGTTATACGTCTATGTGATGTAGTTTATAAAAGCGAAATATATTGGGATGCTGGAAATCTCCAAACTAATATTGAAGAAGATAAAGAATTTGTTAAAATGTATAGCCATTTCACCAATACACAAGAAGAAAGTAGTAAATTAGTATTAAGACTACTAATTGATAAAGAAAAAATGCTTATGTATGATATTAAAATGATTGATTTATATACACAAATATGTATTAATTATAGTAAATATATTACGTGTATATTTAGTGATGATAATGCTAATCAACTAATTATGCGTATTAAACTTGATATATCTAGTCCTCATATTATTAACTTATGTAATACTGAAGATCATATTACTATACTAAAAGCAATTGAATATAATTTAATTTACAATATGCTTGTTAAAGGTGTTAAGGGTATCAAAAAGGTTTCTTTGAAATCTACTAGAAAACCTGAATATGATATTGAAGAAAATACTTTTAAAGATGTATTACGTTGGTCTTTAAATACAGATGGCACTAATATGAAAACTTTGTTTAAAGATATTAATGTTGTTTATGAAAAATCACGTTCAAATGATATACGAGAAATTTATAACACTTTAGGAGTTGAAGCCGCTAGAAAAGCACTTATATTAGAATTAGATAATGTAATTGGCGAAGGCACTATTAATTATAGACACATATCATTATTAGTTGATACTATGACAAACAGAGGACAATTAATGTCCATTGACAGACACGGTATTAATAGAAGTGATGTTGGACCTTTAGCCAAATGTAGTTTTGAAGAAACTACAGATATGTTAGTTAATGCTAGTATTTTTAGTGAATATGATCAACTTAATGGAGTTAGTGCCAATGTTATGTTAGGACATAAAGCACCTTGTGGAACTGGTGATTTTGATGTTATTATTGATGAAGATAAATATATTAACATTATGAAAGATGTCATTATTAATAAAAATGATATTACTCCTATAGTAGAAGAACAAGAAGATGATGATATTTTCATCAATATAAATATACCTACAACCGAAAACAATGCTTCAAAACAATGTTTTGTTAACCGTTTCTCATAAAATTACTAAAGTTTTGTGCGGTTCGTAGTCTATTAAAAACTTTAAATTGATCATTATTATATCTTAATATTGTAGGAAATGCTGGAACATAAGATTGTATAGTTGGATATTTATTTAAATAATTTCCATCAATTTCATATATTTTTATATTTAAATTATTCTGTTTTGCTTTTTCCCATTCTGTTTTCATTGCATTACAAAAATAACACGTATCTAATTTAGCAAAGTATATTGCTTTATTTTCTAAATTAAAATCATCTTTATTATTCTTTAGTGTTATAACTGTAGGTCCAACTGTTTTTTTAGGTGTAGGCTTTTTAACAGTTTTTTTAGGTGTAGGCTTTTTAACAGCTTTTTTAGGTGTGGGCTTAACAGTTTTTTTAGGTGTAGGCTTTTTAACAACTTTTTTAGAATCCATTTTATTTATATAAAATGTAAAAATATGATAAGATTATATATTTTAAAATAATGTTTCGTGCTGTATTTGACAATATTTTCAATATTATATATACAAAACTGTTTAAACAAAATGATGATAAAATTTTAGAAGAATTAATTGCTACACTCGAACAAAATCCTATAATATACTTGAAAGCAAATATCATATTTATTATGATTTGTATAATGAATTACTTAATGATGATCATAAAAATACTAGAGAATATAACAATTTAGTAGATAGTTACAATAATCTACAAGAAAAATATGATAGTGTTATTGTTGAAAATAAAAATCTAAAAAGAAAACTATTGACTAATAACAATGGTAGATATATCAAAAAAAAACTATATTAATATTCAATAAATGGAATCTACGCATTATAAAACTGCTTCTGATATTTCTTGTAATAATATGTTAAAATTGGCTAAAAAACACGCTGATCAAAATCATAATATTTTTTTAAATCGTATGATTTCTAAAAATTGTGGTAATGGTGATAAAGATGGTTATTTTATACTTGGTGAAGTAATTAATCCTAAACATTGTGATAATAAAAGATCAAAATATAATTTTGATTGGTGGGATACTAAATATAAACAACCTTGTGTAGGTGAAGAGTTTAATATTAATACAAAAAATAAAAAAATATCTGATAAAAATAATTTTAATAATTGTAATCCTCCTGACTTCTCTCAAGTTAATCAGGTTTCGGGTTATGATAGTAATCGTAATAGTAATTTTAAATATAATACACCTAAAGTATGTGGTATGTAATTATTCTTTAGGTTCGCATAATTGTGTTTTAGGATTTCTACGTGTTCCTTTAGGACAACGTGGTAATTTTTCTTTAGCCGTTGTTTTAGCTACACATTCTTTTGTTTTTTATCTCTATATGTTCCATTTGGACATCTTTTTAACTTAGGTATAGGAATATTTTCAATAGGTACTGATTTAGTATTATTATCAATTATTTTATGAAATTGAATATTACTAATTATTTTAGTTGTAATATTAAATTCTTTGTAGATTTTATTTAAATCTTTTACATCAACTAAGATCTTTTTATTTATAAAAAATCCTATATTAAAATATGTAGGTTTATTTACATATGTTTTTGTTTTAAAAGTTGATTATTAACTATTATACACTTTTTTATTTCATTTGAAAAAGTTATCATTGATTTGTTAAGACCATAATAGTTATTGTTAAACAATATAACTATATTATTATCATTACTATTAATAAAATCATTGATTGGTATATATTCTAAAGTAATAGGATCATATAAAGACATTTTTAATTTTATTATATATATAAAATGAAACAAAGTGATATTAAAAAATATTTAATTAGTATTGAACATAATAAATATTATTATTATTTATTACCTTTTGATATTATATCACACTATGTTAAAAATTGGTCAAGAAATAGAACACAAGAAGAACAGAAGGTTAATGAAATGTATGAAACATACATTGAAAAAAAACATTTACATTTCTTTTTACATTTAGCTTTTGATAAAGAAGAAAAAATGGTTTGTTATGATGGTAATCATCGTCTTAAAGTTCTTGAAAAACTCTTAGAAATTGATAATATTAATCCAATGATCTTTATTTCCGTTATGTGGGAATCTAATTATATTGATATTTTTGAAGATTTTAAAAATCTAAATAAACAAAGTGTTGTTCCTGAATTATACATTGAACAAGCTAAATATTCAGAAATTTTTACTAAAAAGGTTGAAAAAATGGTAAATAATTATACAAATAAGTACAAACATTTTGTAAAAACTTCAAGTAATCCTAAAGCACCTCATTTTAATGTAGGTTCTTTTAATAATTGTATTAAGGAAATATATGAAAAATTACCAAAAGAAAAACAAGATTTAAATATAATACAAAAAGCTTTAAATCAATACGAAGATCATATTAAAAATAATATAGCTAGTATTACTAATAAAAATTACGAAAAATGTTTTAAATATAATTTTTGGTTATTTTATACAAAACCTTTAGATATAGATATTATTGTTTCGTATTGCTAATATTATTTTTACAATAAGTTGGATGCCAATAATAATAAATCCAATAGAAAGGTCCAAGTAAATATGCTATAACTAATCCTAATATTTTGTCCATAGGTGTTCCATTATAACCAAAGCATATTAAAGAATATATTAGCGCGCCTATTGTAGCAAATAATATAAAAATTAATATTATAAAGAGTATAATAGCTACTATCATTTATTAAATATTATTATTAATAAATGACTTCTCTTACAAATGAGCAGATGTTTAAGAACGTTATAACCATCATTAAGAAGATGGATATTAGTGAAGAAAATGACTTTGATACCGAGATGAATAAAATTATTGAAAAAGCTAAGAAAGGTACAACAACTGGCAAAAGTAATTCAAACAAATCTAAGAAATCAAAAGTAGCTACACCTTATAATCTTTTTGTAAAGGAAAAGTATCCTGAAGTGAAAGATCAGTATGAACCCAAGGAAAGGATGAAAGCTATTGCTATTCTATGGAAAAAACACCAAGAATCTTCTAATGGTAAGTAAAATATATAATAATATTTTTGTATTATTTTCCTATAAAAATGTAAGAATATTGTAATTTTACTTAAAAAAATGAAGAGAAGTAAGTAAGATATTTATCATACAAATGACCACCCTTACCAACGAACAGATGCTTAACAACGTGATGACCATCATCAGGAAGATGGACATTAGCGAGGAAGATGACTTTAAGAAGGAGATGCACAAAGTCATCAACAAAGCTATGAAGGACAAAACCTCTGTCAAGAAGACGAAGGAACTTAAGGAACCTAAGGAACTGACTTCTTACCAGCAGTTTGTGAAGGATAAGATGCCTGAAGTGAAAGAAAAGTTTAATCCTAAGGATAGGATGAAGGCTATCGCAGAACTATGGAAGGAACATAAGGAATCCTCTGGTAGTGAGTAAGCAAAAAACGATTGATAGAAGGATAACTATCCTTTTATCATTTATTTTTGTATCATTTTCCTATAAAAATGTAAGAATATTGTAATTTTACTTAAAAAAATGAAGAGAAGTAAGTAAGATATTTATCATACAAATGACCACCCTTACCAACGAACAGATGTTTAACAACGTTATGACCATCATCAGGAAGATGAACATTAGCGAGGAAGATGACTTTAAGAAGGAGATGCACAAAGTCATCAACAAAGCTATGAAGGACAAAACCATTGTCAAGAAGACAAAGGAACCTAAGGAACCTAAGGAAGCTAAGGAAGCTAAGGAAGCTAAGGTGCTAACAGCTTACCAGCAGTTTGTGAAGGATAAGATGCCTGAAGTGAAAGAAAAGTTTAATCCTAAGGATAGGATGAAGGCTATCGCAGAACTATGGAAGGAACATAAGGAATCCTCTGGTAGTGAGTAAGCAAAAAACGATTGATAGAAGGATAACTATCCTTTTATCATTTATTTTTGTATCATTTTCCTATAAAAATGTAAGAATATTGTAATTTTACTTAAAAAAATGAAGAGAAGTAAGTAAGATATTTATCATACAAATGACCACCCTTACCAACGAGCAGATGTTCAAGAAGGTTATCACCATCATCAAGAAGATGGACATTAGAGAAGATGATGACTTTGATACCGAAATGCACAAGATTATTGAGAAGGTTAAGAAGGGCAAGCCTTCTAAGAAGTCCAAGGAAGCTAAAGAAGCTAAGGTGCTAACAGCTTATCAACAGTTTGTAAAGGACAAAATGCCTGAAGTTAAAGAAAAGTTTAATCCTAAGGACAGGATGAAGGCTATCGCAGAACTATGGAAGGAACATAAGAAATCCTCTGGTAGTGAGTAAGCAAAAAACGATTGATAGAAGGATAACTATCCTTTTATCATTTATTTTTGTATCATTTTCCTATAAAAATGTAAGAATTTTACAATTTTACTAAAAAATGAAATAGGTAATGTATTTATAATACAAATGAACACCACTATCAAACAGAAATCTAATATTGAAAATATTTTTGACAATGCACCTAAAGATATTCAGAATATGATTTATACTAAAATTATGTATCCTCAACCCAAAGAACTTCTTCAAGAAATTCGCACTAGAGGTGTAATATATGATATATTATGTGCTCTTAAACGTGAAAAAGATTTAAAACCAACTATTGATAATATTGCTATTGCTCTAGAAAGTTCAGGAAGATCAATCATAATAAATAAAATTGATAAAGATGGTAATTCGCAAGAAATTACTTTAACTGCAAAATAGAAAAATTAATATATGATAAAAGGATTATCCTTTTATCACTTTATCCTATAAAATGTAAAAAAATTAATATTATCATTTAAAACTTTATTATTATAAAGTAATATGATCATCAAAATAGATACAAGAGAGAAAAGTTTAATTGAAACTTTTAAAGAATATTATCCAACTATACCAATATCAATAGAACAATTGGATATTGGTGATGTAATAATAACAAATGATTATTGTAATATTTTAATTGAAAGAAAAACAATATGTGATGCTTTAGCTTCTATTAAAGATGGTAGATGGAAAAATCAAAAGCAACGCATTCTAGATAATTATGACAAATCTTTGTATATTATTGAAAATGATGATATATTTAATAATGATAGAAGATTATCTTCAGCATATATAAATACTTTATTACGTGATCGTATTCCTATTATTTTTACAAATTCAACATATAATACAGCTAAAGCAATTAAAGTAATTTACGATAAATTAGTAGATAATCCTTCAAGGTTTGTAACAAAAGAAACATCATATGTTAATACGATTAAAACAAAAACAACAAAGATTGAAAATATAGATAAAAAAAATTGTTTTATTTTACAATTATGTCAAATACCAATGATAAATCAAAAAATAGCATCAAAAATAGCAGAAGAACATAATAGTATGAAAGATTTTATAGCAACTTTAGAGGGTTGGGAAAATCCAAGTGAATATTTACAAGCTATAGATAGTATTGGTGTTAAAAAAGCTGAAAAAATAATAGAGTATTTATTGTAAATATAAATATAATAAACTAGCATTACAAATATGCCATATTAAAGCATTTACAGGTTTCCAACTAATATGATATGGGTATAAACTATATTTAATATTATTATCATAAAATGAAATAAAAGCAACTATAACAATAGTTAAAATTAAAATATTGCTGTATTTTCCAAGTAAATAATAAACAATTTTACATAATCCTAACAAATAACAAGAAACTGCAAATCTATTTATTTTTTTAAATAATATTATAATTATTATTGTTATTATAATGCTATATATAATATTATTAGTAATTATATATAATACAATACATAATATAGAAAGCATATCATAATAATAAATATTATATATTTCTCTTTGTGGATAAATTTCGTGGTCATATAAATGAAATATACTTGAAGTTATGCATAATGCTAAAAATAATATTTTCAAAATAAAGTTATCTAAAACTAATGCTAAAATTAAAAACACAATACTTGAATAAAAGCAACTATCCATTTTTCTAAAGTAAAAATATATTTTTTTATATAAGAAGTAATATTTATTAATAATAAATATGGAAAAACAGTATCTTAATGATATTTGGACTTTATATTTCCACGATAACTCTGCTACTTGGGATAATGCTAGTTTCAAAAATATAGCTACTATTAGTTCGGTAGAAGATTTTTGCAAAATTTATAAAATTTTAAACCAAGATAATTATTGGTTAAAAGGAATGTTTTTTATTTTTCGAGATGATATTATGCCTAGATGGGAAGATAGCAATAATATTAATGGTGGCTGTTTTTCATATAAAATAGCAACACAAGAAGTCGATGAAAAATGGTTTGATTTGTGTGGAAAAGTTTTAAGTGAAACTTTAAGTAATAAAGAATGTTATAATGCTAATATTAATGGAATATCTATAACACCTAAAAAAAATGCAAATGTAATACGTGTTTGGTTGCAAAATAATGAATTAGTTAATCCAGAATCATATAATATAAATATTGCAAAATTTTCAACATTATTATATAAAAAGCATACTAATGATTAATATATGATTATTTTACGAATAATTGTTTCTATTATTTTGGCATTTTTCTATTTACTAATATTAGTATTAACGCCTAAAAAATATGTTTCTAATTTATCTCAATTCTTTATAAAATTATTATTAAATGTGTGTAGATTATCAAACATTAGTATAATAAATAAAGAATTATTTGATAACTATTGTAAAACTGACAAACCTTTTTTAATTGTATCAAATCATATATCTTTGTGGGATGGTATTATTTTATCGGGTGTTTTTGGTAAAATTAAATATTTAGCAGCTAAAAATGCGGATAAAGTATTTATAGGAACAAAGATCTGTTTAGAAAAATTAGGTTGTATTATAGTTGAAGAAGGTGGAACTGTAGAAACTATAAAAAAAAATGTTAAAAATAGAAAAGCAAATGATAATGTCTTAGTTATATTTCCGGATGCTATGAATCCAATACCACTTGGTAAAAATATAGCACCTTTTAAAACAGGTGCGTTTGCTACTGGTATTGATATTTTACCTATTATAATAAAATATAAGCATCATACTGTTGATCCTACATTTTATTGGTATAAAAAAGAAAATCCATTACACGGATGGTCAAAACTACTTCTTAATAATAATTTTAACACAACAATTCAAGTATTACCTTTAATAAAAGCAATGGATAATGTAGAAGAATATAAAGATAAAGTTTATAATATAATGTCTTATAATTTAGAAAAATTATAAAATGAATATCATTTTATTTTTTAACCTGTATTATTAATTTCAGGGCTTAATGCTAATTGGATAGTTCCTAAATTAGCAATTTTATAACAAAGAATCAATGGATATTCTTGTTTTAAATATATTTCAACTTTTTCGCATAAATTAGTGCATTTTGTAAAGATCGCAATGTATTTTAAATTAAATACACCTTGAATAATATTTGTATCAGCTTCATCATTTTTCTTAATATTTACACTATAATTATTATCAATACCAATTACAGTTTCTTGAGTGCAAAATTCACCTTTGCAATTTAAATATAAATTTTTATCAATACTTCTAATTTCTATTGTTTCTGCAATATTATACATATCTCTAATTATTTTTTGAAAATATACAGTAGGCATAGTAATTGTAGTATTAAAATCAACTGGTGGTATTTTAAAATTCAAAACATCAATATCTAACATATATAATTTATAAGTGGTTTTATAATTTTTATCAGGATTTTCAATTTTAATACCTAATTGGTTTGGATTTTCTTTTTCTATAAACAATGTTAACATATCATTATTAGTTATTGTTTTGATAATTGTATGTAATTTAAACATATTTAATCCTACAAAGATCTTACCATTTTCAGCAATACATTTATATGATTCAAATTCATCTGCTTCCATCTTAGCAAATATTAAAACTATATGGCTTGTATCCATTGCCATTATTTTTAAACCAGTTTCATCAAATTCAAAATTAACATCTACTAATATTTCTTTCAAAGCATCAATAACTTGTTTAAATGTAGTTGCTTGAACTGTTTTTAATTCTAGAATATAATTATCACTCATTTTACAATTTAAAAACGTCTAGTTTTTAAGTGTAACCATACAGTTTATATTTAACTTTATTATATATAATAGGATATTTAGATTCTAATTCTTTAAGATCTAACTCATCTTGTTTTTTATCCTCATCTGTTTTAATTCCTATCATCCTACCTATACCTGCTGTAATAACATTATCTGATAATATACTATTCATATCTGTTTTAAAAAAATCGTAATATAAACTATTTAAAGACATACTACCATCCTTTAGTTTTCTATCTTGATATTGCATATTAATAATATCCCTAACATTTGAATAATTAATTGCCATCCCTATATTTATTTTCAATTATATAAGAAATCATTTCATATGGATGTTCGTATTCGGCTTTGTTAGTAACATCATTAATTCCATTAGGATAAGGTGAATTATAACTTGACATCATTAATTTTCCATTTTTATCACTATATATCCAATCATTAAGATCGGGATTGGCTCTAACCAATCTAAAATATTTACGAAGATGTTTTCTTTCTATATTATGTTTTGATAAAACTTTATCAACACTAATACTATTATAACGTTGATAAATATGTAATTTTTCGTGAATTAATAATCCAACGAAATCATAATATTTTTCAATGGTATATATTGATTTCAATAAATCAATATGTATAAATATAATATCTTCACGAGTATGTGGATATTTATTTTCATATGAATTAGATTTGATAAAAGCAAATTTCCATAATATTTTATGAATATAATTATCTTTAGGTATTAGTTCGTGTTCTAAAGTGTAAAAATATAAATCAGCACGAATACAAGCCAACAATAATATTATATAATCTTTAATATTAAGTTCTTTATTAGATGATCTTTGTTCTTTAACAACACGTTTAATATAATCTTTATAATCTATACTTTTTCTTGCTCTAATGTCTGGTTTAGACATTGAAGAACAATACTCATCATCATCTTTTATTAAAAAATTAATTATTTCAGCATCTATCATAATATGTGTTATGTATATAAATATTAAAAATGATATTAGTAGTATAACAACTATTATTATCATAAGATTTATTTAAATACTGTATATTAAAAATGGTTAATGTAGTTTTAGCCTGTTGTAAAAATGGAGGTATTGGTATAAATAACAGATTACCCTGGAATATTAAAGATGAATTACAAATGTTTAAAATTATTACAAACAATGCTACGATCATTATGGGATACAATACTTGGTGCTCGTTACCTAAAAAACCATTACATAATAGAACAAATGTAGTTCTAACTAGATCAAAAGAAAAAAAAGAAGAATTATTAAAAAATTATGATATTATAGTGCTTACCTGTATTAAGGAAGCTTTAAAAAAATATAAAAACGAACAATGTTATTATATAGGTGGTGCAAGCATATATAATTATTTAATAAAAAATAATTTAATATCAAATTTGTATATCAGTATTATTCACAATGAATATGATACTGATACTAAAATTGATATTAATACATTACATAATTTAGATCATACCATTGTAACACGTCAAGTTTTTGAAGAATTTACGCATTTACATATTAAGTATCAAACAGATGCTCAACTGCTGAAAAATCTAATTTAGGATCTGATACACTAATATAAATATTTTTACCAAAGTTTTTACGAACAATGGTATAATATAATTTACGTTGTTTTAATTCTTCTATAGCTATTTTACGATAATCCATATTATTTTTAATTTCATCAATTTTTATAAATGGTGGCATATTATTTGCTAAATCATTAGTTCTTAATCCTATCAAAGATGTAAATTCATATTTGTATAATAATTTTTTTGCTAACGAAACATCGTGTAAACTAGATTTAATATTTTCACGAATTATATTAATATCATCAAATTCAACATATTTTAACAAAGAACTCATATTATTTTTATTATAATCAAATGTTTTAATATCATTTTTTAATGCCATATCTCCCCTGTTGCTGTTGAAATCCATAAATATGTTCCATCAATATTTTTAATATATGCTACTGGTTTATCAGGAGTATGTTCATAATCATTATTTGGTGGTTTAATATTTGGATCTATTATTCTAGGTAATGTTGGATCATTTGCTAATAATTTATTTATTGGTATTCCTTTTTCTGAAATTTCTGCATAATATTTTTGATATAAAATATTATTTGTTTTATAATTTGTTTCTATTATTTTCATTGAAGTAGTATCATTTTCTATTGTATTATCGCAATTTTTACATTCTTTAACTAATTTATCATTATTAACAGTGATATATAAAAGATTATGACAAACTTCGCAGAACTCTAGCATATTTAGTTTTTTATATAAGAAATCATTTTTATATATTTCTTAAATGAAATGTTTTATTCTAACATCCAATAGATTTAATAATCGTAAAAAATATATTGATACTATATTACAATACATTAAAGATGAATTTGATATTATTACTATTGATAAAGATATAGAATATACTAATAAAACTAAATTACAACAAACTGGTATTGAAGATTTTGATAAATCCATTGTAAATATTAATAAATATATGGCAGATAATATTGAAAGACATAGATTGGTTTATAATGCTATGGATGAAAACGAAACGTGTTTAATATTAGAAGATGATAATGTAATGTTAAACGAACATTTAAGTCATATTAAGGAATTTATTAAAATTAAAGATACTATTATGAAAGATTATGATATTGGTATTATTGGATTATCTACGCAAAATAATGATAGTGTTCCTTTAGAACTTATTAATTATAGATTAACTGGAAATCCAAATATTATTGCGTCAAAATCAGCATATATGATAACATGTAAGTTAGCTAAAAAGTTATATGCAAATTTTAATGAACATAAATATAGTATGAGAGTGCAATTATCTAAATATATATATGACAATGTAGATGTTAAAATTGGTATTGTTAATAAACATTTATTTTTAGAAGGTTCAAAAATAGGTATATTACCTAGTTCATTTAATAAAAATAATTTACTAATATTTAATCCCGATTACATTAAGTTATTACAGTTAATGAATAAAAACGGAAGTGTTAAAGATGCTGAAACTATTTTTCAAAGATTGCAAACTATTAATAGTGCTGATGCTAATCATTTAATGGGTATATTTTATCATAAAAATGATATGAATGATAGAGCTTTTGAATATTTTGAAAAAGCATTTCAATTATTAAAAGATCAAAAAGGATATATTGGCAAAGATAGTGAAATATTAAACAATTGTATTAATATTTATCAGTATAATCAATAACGTTTCTTTAATTCCTCTACATCCTTCTCAATTTTATTCGCTTTTTCTAAATTAGCGTCTAAGCTATTGACTGCTTTATTAACCTCTTCAAACTTTCTATTTGTTTCATCAAAGTTAGTTTTAATCATTTTGTCAATATCTGCAATTTCTTTAAGTTTATTGTAGTGATAAAGAATAAAAATTATTATTAGTATATTTATTACATATAAAGCAACTATATGTGTGTTCATTTTATTTAACTTTACTTTTTAATTCTTCTACATCTTTCTCAATTTTATTCGCTTTTTCTAAATTAGCGTCTAAGCTATTAACCGCTTTATTTACCTCTTCAAACTTTCTATTTGTTTCATCAAAGTTAGTTTTAATCATTTTGTCAATATCTGTAATTTCTTTATTATTTTTCTTTAGTTTTTCTATTTCATCTTTAAGAACCTTAAGATCATTAGGATTAACACCAGCAGCAGGAACAGGAGCTTTCTTAAGTTTTTCTATTTCATCCTTAAGAACCTTAAGATCATTAGGATTGACACCATCAGTAGGAGCAGGTGCTTTCTTAAGTTTTTCTATTTCATCTTTAAGAACCTTAAGATCATTAGGATTGACACCACCAGCAGGAACAGGAGCTTTCTTAAGTTTTTCTATTTCATCCTTAAGAACCTTAAGATCATTAGGATTGACACCACCAGTAGGAGCAGGTGCTTTCTTAAGTTTTTCTATTTCATCTTTAAGAACCTTAAGATCATTAGGATTGACACCACCAGTAGGAGCAGGTGCTTTCTTAAGTTTTTCTATTTCATCTTTAAGAACCTTAAGATCATTAGGATTGACACCACCAGCGGGTGCTTTCTTAAGTTTTTCTATTTCATCTTTAAGAACCTTAAGATCATTAGGATTGACACCACCAGCGGGTGCTTTCTTAAGTTTTTCTATTTCATCTTTAAGAACCTTAAGATCATTAGGATTAACACCAGCAGCAGGAACAGGAGCTTTCTTAAGTTTTTCTATTTCATCCTTAAGAACCTTAAGATCATTAGGATTACCAACAGAAGCTAAAGAAACATTAGGATTTGCAGATTGAAATAGTGATTCAAGTTGTTTAATTCGGTTATCAAGGAGTAATAATTGTCTAATAGTTTGTTGATTGCTCATTGTTTAAATTATATATACATAAAAAATGATTATTTTATAATACAATAATAAAATGTTAATTCCTATTCGTTGTTTTTCGTGTAATAAAGTAGTTGGTGATAAATATGAAACTTATATTGAAGAAATTAAAAAACCAGATAAAGATAACAAAGAAGTGCTAGATAATTTAGGATTAAATCGCTATTGTTGTAGAAGGCATATGATTACAACTGTAGATTTAATGGAGATAATATAATAAATGGAAAGAGAATATTCTAAGTTTATGGAATATGTTATAAAATTAATTGATGAAATAGGAAATGTATTAAATGATAACAAAATGGATGAAAAACTAATAAAAAAACTAAGCGTTATTATATTAGATCCAAAGTATAGAATACAACTCGGTATATTAATAATCTTAATATCATTTATAATATATATAGTAAGTGTATTATAAATGATACTTATAATTTTTATTATATGTGTATGTATATTTTTATATTTAAGGTATAAAGAACCAAATGATTATGATAAGATATTATTTATAAATAAAATAGATAAAGAGAGATATATAATTTTAACAACTCATATAAAAGAATTTAAAAAAATATTAAATAGAAAGCATCCAGATAAATATTATGATTACCTTCACGATATTTATACAAATATATTAGAATTATGTTATTCATTATATGTTGAAAACTTAAAACCTAAAAATATTAAAAGATTAGATAAGCTTATAAATCATTTTAGAATAAAATATTATAATGATATTTTAGCTGTTAAAATAAATAGTAATAATCCAAAAATATTAACTGATTATGAAATAGTGCCAGCTAACTATAGAACAACAAAATATATGTTACCTTAAAATAAATATGAATACTTATAACTCTATTGTTGATGCGGGAGCTAAAATGGAAATAAATCCATATAAATCAAATGTAGCAACAAGCCAATGTGCTTTAAATTACACTGGTTCTAGTTTTGCTGGTGGCAAAGCATCTAAAGCCAAAGCATCTAAAGCTAAAGCTAAAGCTAAAGCTAAAGCATCTAAAGCTAAAGCGCCTAAAAAAAGTAAATAAAAGATTATTTTTACATATTTCTTAAATATAAGAAATGTCTAGTATTATTTTTCAAGATGTAAATACTATTGAATATACTTCAATTAAGTTTGATTATCTAGCAATCGATACAGATGATATATTAGAACAACAAGAAAATGAAAGATTATTAGTGCATCAAAATGGTTCAAATTTCAGTATGATAGTTTTAGATACTGGATTATTCTTAAATACAACTAGAGAAAATGCAAAAGCGCAAGAGGCTAACCATTACGCTTTGTATGCTGACGGTAATGCATATTTTACAGGATCTTTAACAGCAAGAACAATAAATATATTGGACACCGAAATAAGTGATTCTAATATAACTAAATTAATCGATACTATTAATTCAAATACGGGACCATTTGAAGCATATAACGATCCATTATATGAAGAACATTTAAATTATTTTACACATAATAATATTAACATTTTGGATAACTCACATTCAGAACAAGTTCGTTGTAATTTGCATCCGCTTGCTCTTAATCGTAGTGCCTTATATTCTGCTTATAATGCACAATTAGCTATCGGTAATAATGCAAATGATGGTAAAAATAACCAATCTGAATTATTAATTGGTATTTTCGGTAGTGATTATAAATCACCTGCGACAATAATAACTAATCCAGGGAAATCTTTAGAATTTTATATTTCAACACAAAATTGTAATATAAATAATTTATATAACAATGCGGTTGATTTTCCTAATTATACCACTATTCCTACATTACAAATAGATACTAGTAATTCTGTTAATATAAATAGTTCAAATGCAAAAGTATTAATATATGAAACCAATGAAGAAATAACTAAATTAAATGTGGAAGGTTATGGATATATAAAAGAATTATTTGTATATGATCATACTGCAAATAAACCAAGTCATTTAGATGATATATATTTTAAAAAAGGAGATAAATATTTTAACACATCTAATATAAAATCAGGAATATTTGAAGGTAATTTTGGTTTTAATTCAAATTTAATAGTTAATTGTAATATTGATACTAGTAATTTAAGTTCTAAAATAGCTACTATTAATAAAATTATAACAGATGAAATAGATGTTAAAAATATTAAAATAGGTATAACTGATCATTTTTATAAAAACGACGAACAATTAGATATTAAAAGGATAGACGTAAAAACTATATTGTATTCTAACCATACAATACAATCTAATTTGTTAGAAGCATCTTTTTATAATGAAGTTGAAATAAAAGATTATATTGAATCTAATTTAAGTAATAACGGTCTAATAAGACATATTACTGGTATTAGTGATTCAACACGTATTGAACTTATTAATGACACATCTAATGCTTTATATACTATAGATACTATAGAGTATTATAACAATGTAGAAGTTGAAAGTAATCTTTATTATAAATTTATAAACAGAGGATCTAATATTGATCTAAACCACCCTGTAATAGAAAATTGTAATGTAAATGTATTTACTAATCTATCAAATAATTTTATTGACACAGCTGAACTTTGTAATATTACCGAAATAACTTCAAATATATATGATATTTTATATTATGAAGGATCGAATGATACTTTACAATATTATATTAAAGATAGTTCAAATCTTAAAATAGATTATGAAAAACTTTCAAATCTTTTGTATGATATAGCAACATTAGATGAAGATTGTAATATAACTAGTAATATAATAAGTAATATAAATATATCAGGTTTTTGTAATTTATATATTGAACAATATTATAGGGATGATACAGGTGATTTAACTTCTATATATCCCGATATTAGTAATAATGAAATAAATATTAATGATAAATATAGAATACATTTATCAAATACTGTAGATGATAATGACTATACAGCAGAAGAAATAATTAATAGTATATATGAAAATGGATTAAATCCTTATCAATATACTTATGATCTTGAAAGTAATTTTAAATTATATTTAAAATTAGAAATAGTAGAGAGTAATGAAATATTAGACATATATAGCAATACTTTAATAACAGAAGGGTTTAATAATATTACTACGGATTATATTAAAAACTTTGACACTTTTAAGAATACTTTAAATAGTGCATTAATAAACCTAAAGGACAGTATTCCATCAAGTAATTTATTATCATTTAATACTTGCGTAAACAAAATAGAAGATCATATTGATACAAATGGACATTCTAGATTAACAAGTAATTTAGTTTATATTCTAGATCAATTTGAATATAAAAACATAACAAGAGATCAAGCAGTAAATCGTCAATTACTTAATTTTGTAACTAACTATGATACAAGTAATATAGAGAATGATAGTCGAATATTAATTTACAGTGTAAATGATGGTTTAGTAAATACAAACAACAATGATGTTTCAATTCCAAATGGTTTATTCAGTATTGGAACTGATACTACAAATGGCGCAATGTTATCAATTCGCAATAATAATAGTAATAATCCAGAAATAGTTATTAGTGAAGAAGATTACGAAGTTCAAATTGGACATAATATAACTAATAAAGAAACTTTTACAATAAAAACAAATAATATACAAGATCATAATATAGAATTAAACGCAGGTGCATATGGTCCTAATTTATTTTTAAAAGCAAATACTACCAATGTAGGTATTAATACTAGAAATCCTACAAAAGCTTTAGATGTAAATGGTGATATAATATCAACTAATTATTATAAGAGATATTTGGGAGAACCTAAACTAATAGCAAACTTTTTAGATTATAAGGATCATATAAAATTGGAAAAAAAGAAAAGATTATTAATTGAATCTCCTGTAAAGATTACAAATAAATTAACAATTAATAAAATATTTAAAGGTGATAATGAATTATTTAATTTTAATAAAAAAACATATAACAATCAGCATTATTTACATTCTGAAGTAGGATGTATATTTATGGGTGAAGATGTAAATGAAAATATTGATAATACCGCAATGTTATTACAAAATAATTTAAATATTGAAAAAAATAATACAATCATAAGATTATTAAAAGCAACTAAATGGTCACAAGGTAATAATCCAGATCCTTATACAGGTATAGAATTTACAAGATATCCAAATGATCCTTATACCGGTTGGTATATACATAATAAACACGATCATGATAGTTTTGAAATAGGTTATCGTAATAATGAAAATAATGCTTTTAATTTGATAAAAACTAGTTATAGTTATGGAACAGATGGTATAAATGATATTGAAATAGGTGATGGTAATGGAGATAATAAAATAATATTAAACAATAATGTAGAAGTTAAAGGTGATATTGATGTAATAGGAGGAACATATAGATTAAATGGTGCTGTATTTTCATCAAATAACATTGATTTAAGTACAATACTTGCAAATGCAAGTGTATTAAATGATCCTTCTTTTCCAAATATAGTACAACCAAATGATATATCAATGTCATCAGCAAGTAGAATAATTAATTTAATAGCACGTGGTTCTTCAATGTTTATAGGGACTTATGATTCTAATAATTATGATGAAAATAATCCTGTAGATGAACCAGGATTTACAAACTATTTGCAAGGTTACTCTATACAGCATAAACAACACTCCGCTAGTTCGGGAACTACACAATTTGATGCTAATGTTAATATTGTTATGCCGGTAGATAATTCAATTGTAAATTATAATCAACCACCCTTATTAGCATTAAAAGCAACTTATAATTTAAATAACTTTGGTGACAATAAAAATGTAAAATCGGGTATTCGTTTAGCTATTTTAAATAGTGGGACTACTCCTGATTATTGGGATAATAAAAACTATGCTGATTTATATTATAAATATTTTAATAATAAAGGTGAATTTGGTATTGATTTTAAATATAAAAATGGTGATAAAAACACACCTTTTAAAATAACAGAAAAGAATGATGAAATATATACTACGCTATCATCTGTTAATAATACTGATAATAGTAATGCATTTTTTCATATTCTAGATGATAATAAAGATTCTTTATTGTTATTAGAAACAACACAACACCAAAACCCAATTAATATTAAATTAAAAACGCAAAATAACGAATGGAATATTGATACTGACGCAAACTTTAAGATAACACATAATGATAAACATCTTACATTTAATGATAATGGTCTTGGTATTAATGTTAAAGATCCTTTAGCATCTTTAGATATTAGTAATAGTAATATTTATGGTATTACTATTAAAAATAATATTACAACTAATAATAATACTAAAAAGTATTACATTGATACTGATCAAATTATAGATCAAGAACCAATAACCTATACTAACTCAATAACATTTAATTTAAATGAAACTATAACAAATCACACAACATCAAATATTGAAACTAATTCTAATATATCCATAACACAAATATTTTATAATTGTAATTTTACAGGTAATGATGATATAAATAGCAAATTAGAATATTCAAATATTTACGATGTATCTATTGATAACCACACTAACGAATCAAATTTTACATTAAATATTAATATTAATTTAGCACTGTTAAATGATTATTTAAGTAGTAAATATTCAATATTAACAGGTGTTAATTTAGCGTCAAATATTTATGAAGCATCTAATGATGAGTATCCTGGTGCAATTGTTAAAGTAGCAACTATATATGATTTAAATAATTTAATAATTTCTAATATTAGCACATCAAATTATGAAATATATTTAAATGGTGTTGATGAATCACCTGAACTATTAAGTAATTATACTATATGTAATATAGATTTTGCCGTGTATCATCCTGAAAATTGTAATTATGATTTTACAGCGGATGTTAATTTAGCTATAGATTATACTATTACTACAAATATTATATCAGGAATACATTCAGCACTAGAAATAAAATTGCAAGACAGTGATGTATATGAAATTAATTTCATAAATGAAGAGTGTAGATCAAATGTACCACTTAATGAAATAATTGATCTAACTTATACTTGTAATATAGATGGAATTGATCATACATATGATTTTAATCCAATAACATTAAAATATTATACTATTGATAAAACTTGTAATGTGCCTATAGATATAATAGAACCACAAGCTCATATAAAATTAACAACTGATCAAGATACTAAGAGTTATTATATAACCGGACATAATAGTAATTTTAATATAAATTATCAAGATGATACAATATTAAAAGAAATATTAAATATAACAAATAAGGGTGAATTAACAATAGATACATTGAATGTTAAGAATATACTATGTACAGGTATATTAGAAGATTATGAATCATTAATATTTTGTAATGAAGATTTTAATTCAATAAATATTACTAATAACCATTTGTATATTAATACAGAAAGCGCCTACAGTATTCTTATAAATACAGATGATTTTGATGATAAAAATACATATACAAGTGTGATCTTTGGTAATAAAGTAAACCAGGGTTATTCGAATATTATCGCATTACAAAGTAGTTCAACTAATTCTTATTTAAATATAACAACGAATGGTCAAAGTGATAATTATAAAATAGGTAAAACTGATAATAATTTTAATATAATTCATACCGATAGTAATATATTAAGTATAAAACCAGAATATGATGAATTTAACTATTCTAATTTTGATTTTGATGCTGACTCTGATAATGATGATGATGAAGATGGCTTAACTACAGCTAATGAATTAACTACATCAACTATTAAAACAATAACAACTGAATATGATTATATATTTACTGAAGGAAGATTGAAAGGTATTAAGAATATAAATTATACAAGTAATTTGATATTTACCGAACAAACTACACCAATAATGTCAATGAATCAAGATGATATAACGATGCATCAAAGATTAATATGTGCTTTAGGAACAACAACAAGTTCTGATCGAAGAATTAAAGATAATATAAATATAATAGAGAATGCTTTAGATAAAATAGATAGATTAGATGGTGTATCATATTTTAATAAATTGTCAAAATCGAATGAAATAGGTTTAATAGCTCAAGATGTGAAAGAAGTAATACCTGAAGTTGTAGTAGATAGTGATATAATGGGAATACAATATGGTAATATGATAGGATTATTGATAGAAGGTATAAAAGAATTACGTAAAGAAATAAGAAATGGATCTAATTCAAAATGCTAAAACCAATTATGTAATAATAAGTAAAAACGATTGTGTATTTTGTGATATGGTAAATGAATTATTAAATGATTATTTTATTGATTATACTGTTATAAAGATAGAAACACTAACAAAAGAACAATTAGAAGAAATAAAACCGAAAGAAGCAACAAAATATCCATTTGTGTTTAAAGATAAAATATATATAGGTAGTTATAATAAACTAAATAAAGAGTTAAATAATGGAGCGTTATAGTATATTTGGATCTAAAGGAATCACAGATACGAACAATGAATATTTATTAAAATTGCAAAATAATGAAAGTAATATCAAAATAGATATACATAATAAAGATCATAATTTTACAATTGATTATGTAAGTTCTAATGAAATAATAACTAAATATAATACATTAGGATTGGAAGATATAACTAGGATTGATGAAAATAATTATATTCATAAAAGTATTTCAAATAGTTCTAATGTAATAATTCAAGGTGAATATGATGGAAATCAAAATGATATAAATGATATATATTTTTCAGGTGTTGCAAATTTTACTATTTCCGAACCCTTATCAGTTTCAGCATATTCTAGAGATTATTTTGATTCATCAAATTATCTTGGAGAATATACTAAATATATTGCAACAGATACATATAATAAATTAACAACTGAGCAAAAAAAAATATTAGATGATTATAATTTTTATAATACTAATTTAGCAATAATTGAAAAAACAAATTTAAATGGTGCATTATTACGTATTAATTTTACTAATAAAAATAATGTTTCAGGATATAAGTTTTATGGTTATAATACTGATAATAGAGGTGTTTTTCCGCATAAAATAAAGTTTTATCAAGTTTTTGATAAGAATGCATATTGTTTTTATGAAAACACTTTTGATACTTATAATAAATTTATAAGTGAATATGAATATGATATTAATGATAAATCTTTTGTATCAGAACAATTAATAATACAAATAGAATCTGTATTAATTAGTAGTAATTATTTTGACGATGAAAAAAATGCTATTACTACCACAGAGTCACCAAATACAGATGAAGTTTTTGTAGTTAGTGTAGTTAGTGGTGATTATAGATTAGCAATGAGATTTAAAGGGATACAATTATTTACAACAAATGAAAGATTAATAAATGAATATGATATTGATATGTCAAATAATAGTATTCAAAACGTAAATACATTAACAGTAGATAAATTAATTCTTAATAATGTTATATATACCGATGTTGTATCAAGTAATAGAGTATTAGAAACAGTAAATGAAGTTATTAGTAGTGATGATAGTATAAAACAAAGTATTGTGGAAGGTTATTTTGA